AGCTTTCTAGTCCTCAACGCCAGCGCGGATGAACCTAAAGAGGTCTCCGTTGTTCTTAGAAGCGGCCTCAAGCCGTTTCCGCAGCCGCGTCGCGAATACGTTAAAGGAAGGTGCGTGGTATTGAGTCCCAGTATTGGTTTTCCTAATGCTCTTAACATGAGATGAAAACCAATCTATATTGGAGACTGATCCAATTTCCACGCCACCAGATTAACAACTCCTTGAAAGAGCGCTCCCTATGTCATTACATAAGTTCTTAAAGCTCTTTCTTGCGAGATCGGATCCACCAATAAGGCGGTGCTAGAACTAAAGTTCATTGACTTGATCGTTCGTAACAAGCGCCTAAGGGATATACGGAATAAGAAAGCGATGAGCTGATTAAAGTAATTGACCTGCTTCTTATTAACGCCATTCCCTATATGGTAGACCGGTAATCTGGTAAGTATTACCTTCCTTGTCCTTGTCGAACGAGGCTTCTACGTTGTCTGGAACTCGACGCCGGTTTAAAACCAGTTTACGTCCAAGGGCTTCAGCACCAAAGTTCTTCTATAAGAATTACCTTAAAGGTGCCTAGTCCCAGATCCAGATCGACGGGTCACGAGACCTACTTTAAGAGAGCAAAAATACTCTCCATTTAGTAGGTAATGACCGAAGTCCTCTTTCCTTCAAATTTCTCGGAGGAAGCCCAGGTCCTTCTAGCTCGCGTGGAATATGTGACGGAATGCCTTAACGATTAAAGAAATCGTAGGCAAATCTGAATCGCCACGTCAGGAGTCTTCTAAGCTAGCTATCTAAAGCAATTCCAGAAGACGTCAGAGCTGGACCAATCTTGAACCACCAAGGTGGTCGATTGCTTCCTTCCTGATCGAAGGTTGGGTCATAGAGGAGCCCTTTTACCGGTTTAAACGGTATTTTGACTAACTAACCCCAGATTTTCCGAAGATACAATCTAGGATCGCTGGCATAGTCAATCAGGTTCCCCCGCCCACTAACTCGACAGTCGACATACTTTGGCTTACTCGCCTTTGAGATAATCTCTGTGAAGACCAAGTGCGTCGCACTTTTAAAGTGCTTACCTTCAGAGAACTTCCCATTACAGGCGACAACCAATTTCTCATAGGTATGAACCTATCTTGGTTTCCAGTGCGCGGCTAAATCGTCACCACAAATCCTTGTGGTTTTCCGGGTTAATTCCGGACGAATTTCAGCTTTCTCTGCACTGCGCTCAGTCCAATACAATTGTAACAGATTGAGCGTAACCCAAGTTAAAGGTAAACCCATGAGAATCCCGCATGTCGACAGGACATTGTCTATCTTTTACTCTTCAGGATAGACCAAGAGCTACGGACCAAGCGCCATGTATAAGATGTCTTTTTCCAAATCAGACATCTTGTCAGTCAATCCATACCACAGAGCTAATGCGTGGTCATGGATTATCCGGTCCGAAGCAGCTGTAAGGTCGGCAGAGACAAATACATTGTTTGTATCTCCAAGACCCAACTCTTAAACAGCTGCGTCACGATCTCCTTTGAGAACCGTCTTGACGCGTGGATCACCGAGAAGGATGTTAAACATCGCTTTTCTCAATGGCTCAGCTGCGTGCAAAAGTCCAGGATGGGACTTTGTTACAACGCGACGCTTGCATCCACCGGCAGGAACTACTAGTACCTAATTGATAGGAACAAGTAAGGGTTCTCCAGAAGGTCTTTTGAGGTGTCTCAGATCGTTCGTCAGAGACGCCTCAATAGCTCT